AACGACACGCTATGCAGACCAAAGATCATCCGGAAACCATTTCGACGCAAGCATTTCTGCTGCGTCCCTACCAGCAACGAGCGGTCGAGTGGGCCAAGTCTGGAGCTGATGGACTCATCATCGCACCCGCGGGGAGCGGCAAGACCCTCATCGCTTCCTCGATCATCAAGCATTTCTGCCAATTTCCGACATGGACATTTGGATGGCTCGCCCCCACCCGAGAGACATGTCAGCAGGCGGTTGCTTCGCTTCATGCGATGGGCGTCAATACTTCCCGCGTTGAGGTCCGTTGCCCCCATGAATCAGTCGATTTCTCCAGGAAGAATCTGATCATCGTGGACGAGGCGAAGCACAGTCCCGCTGCCACTTGGCTCAAGATTATCGAGTCATGCAGCGGCCTGCGATTTGGATTCGATGCGACCCCTTGGTCCGATGATCCAGAGCGTAATGAGATCCTTCGCAAGCTCTTCCGCGATACCCAGTTCGAAATCCGCCGGGATGAACTGGCCGGTGTGTTGGCTCATGCGACCGTGCACATGAGTTCCGCCACCGACCTGCATATCCAGGCGAAGATCGATGGCCACATCGAAAGATTGTTCGCAGAACGCAAGCGGTATATGAGGATCAGCCAGCCAGAACTCCGAGCCATGTGCGCTTGGGAGGCTCTCACAGAGATCGGTATCTGCGGTAACCAGACACGCAACGCTACCGCAATCATGTTGGCCAACTGCCACTCTACAACCGGACCCACCCTCGTTTTGGTTCCCCGTGTCACACTCGGAGAAATGTACGCCAGCAAGATCGAAGGATCGGTACTGGTTCACTCCAAGATGCCCAAGAAGTCTCGGAAGTACGTCATGGATGAGTTCCTCAAAGGCCACATCAAAACCATGATCGCCACATCACTGGCCGACGAGGGGTTGGATCTGCCTAACGTCGAGACACTGGTCATGGTGTCCGGTGGTCGGAGCGCCCAGAAGACCATCCAGCGGGCCAGCCGTGCGCTGCGCCGTGCGCCAGGAAAGGACCACGCGATCATCCACGACTTCCGCGACACCTTCCATCCGTTGGCAGAAGCCCACGCCAAGAAGCGCATCAAGTGCTACAAGGAACTCGGATGCCACTTCGCATGAGCACCGCACTCACCATCGTCTCCATGGCCGTGCTGATGCCGCTCTGCGTGATCGCAGGTGTCTACGTAGGCCACACTCTCACCATCAAGTCCCAACAAACCAAAACCAAATGAGAATCCTGAACCTTGGCGGTGGCGTACAGTCAACGACGCTCTATCTGATGGCCCTCAAAGGTGAGATTGCTCCGATAGAATGCGCCATCTTCGCCGATCTGGGCGAAGAGCCGAAGTCAGTCTACGTCCACATGGAGTGGCTCAAGAGTCTGGGTGGGCCAATTGTCCATGTCGTGTCTGCCGGGATTCTTGGTGACGACCTAAAGCATGGAGTCAATTCATCGGGAAGATTTGCATCAATCCCTGCATTCACCGCTCAGAACGAAGGTGAGCCGCTTGGGAAGATCCGCCGTCAATGCACCAGCGAGTACAAGATTCTGCCAATCGAACGATTCATTCGACGTAATCTTCTTGGACTTCAGAAAGGTGAGCGCATAAAAACCAAACTGACCCAGCTTTTTGGAATCAGCCTCGATGAAGCGGGCCGAGCTACACGCATCAAAGCCAACAGTCCGCACTGGTCTGAACCCGAGTTCCCGCTCTGCGACAAGATGATGACCAGAACAGACTGCGTGAAGTGGCTGGAAGCATTTGGAATCCCGCATCAGGTGCCGCGTTCTGCCTGTGTATTCTGTCCGTACAAGTCAGACTACGAATGGCTGAAGCTCAGAGAATCCGATCCAGATGGATGGGCTAGAGCGGTCGAAATAGACGATGCACTCCGAGTTGAAGGAACCGTTTGCAATCGAAACCTCAATGAAAAGCTCTACATCCACAAAAGCTGTCGCCCCCTGAAAGAGGTGCACCTGACCGACGGAGAGCGCGGTCAATCAGCATTCAACTTTGAGTGCGAAGGTGGATGCGCTCTTTAACAAAAATTTCAGTACACCAACAAACCAAAACCAATGAGCAAAACAATCGTAGCCTGTGACCCCGGCGTGAACGGCGGGTTCGCAATCCACACCAAGGACGGGATCCTCCTGTTCGCAATGCCCGAATCATTGCCCGATATGGCGCAACTACTAAGCGGATTCAAATTAGCAGATAGCCATCTCTGGATTGAGAAGGTCCCTAAGTTCGTGTCCAAGCTGACTCCGGCCTCCGCGGTCGCCACGCTCCACGAGAACTACGGCATCATCCAAGGATTGGCCTACTCCACAGGCTACGCCCTGCACCGCGTGGAACCCAAGGTATGGCAAGACCCTCTTGGACTGGGTGGTAAACGCTCTTGCGCCAACTCCGCAGAGTGGAAGCGCAAGCTCAAGGCAAAGGCCCAGGAATTGTATCCGCACCTCGATGTGACCCTTAAGAACTGTGACGCCCTGCTGGTCCTCCACTACGCCCAGGGAGGTGGTCGATGAGCGAGCAGGTCAAACGAATGATCAACGATGGTACCGGGGTGTACCAGATGAGCAGGAGCCAAGCCGGTGAAACCTATCGTGCAGCGAAGAAACTTAAAAGATATGAAGTCAGCTACTGGAACAGGAACAAAAAGAACAAGCAAACCCAAACGAAACCGTGAGCTTGTTAAACACGTTTTAGTGTCACCAGATGTGCATGCTGAGTTAAAGGCATACGCAATCAAAAATGGATATAGAACTCAGGGACTGGCAGATGAAGCAATTGCAGAATATCTAAAGAGACAGGAGGCGAAATGAGCGAGCAAAACAAATCAGAGACGGTACGACTAACATTCAAAGGACTGCTGTCCATTTACCTGCCGGACGAGAAGGTGGCGGAAGTGTACAACGCCACCGAACTGTCCTGCCGCAGGAACAATTGGGGAATCGCAATCGACGAGAGCAACCGATTGGACTTTGTTCCGATGGTGAAGGTGGAGGAATCGAAATGAGCGCACCAATCAACGACGGAGGACCGGCGTTTCCAACTGCTGCAACCGCGACAACGCATGGATTCTATCAAGACGGTCAACCTTGCATGACCCATTACGGTTCGAGATCTGGTATCACTGTCAGAGACTACTTCGCGGCGGCTGCGTTGCAGGGAATCATCTCGGACGCGAGCGTTCCGGCCAGTAGCAAGAAGGATGGGGAATTGGTTTCCCGATCTGCCTATGAATACGCCGACGCGATGCTCAAAGCGAGGGAGGGCAAATGAGCGACGACACTTTAGCAAAACTCACAGGCGCAGTTGCTGTGAGCATGTTCATCATCGGAATTATCTTAGGATTCACCAGAGGTGACACGGCACTGAGAAAAGAAGCCATCCTCGCAGGAGCCGCCTACTACACAAACGACGCGAGCGGTAAACCGCAGTTCAAATGGAAGGAGTGCAAATGAGCGACACCCCGATATCAGACTCGACTCCGCACAACGTAGCCGATCTGGGGATGCGGATCAGGATGATCGAACGCGAACTCAACGCGGCCAATGCAATCATCCGGCAGCAGCAATTGCTGGATGAAGCAAACCTGCGGCTTCAAGACCACATCAAACGGTTGGAGGAATGGAAGGAGTCGGCATTGGCGGTTGAACGCGAATGGGACGCCAACGCCATCGCAAAACTGCTCGGAGCAAAACTCGGAGAGTCTCAGCGCAAAGTGATTCAGCGCGAAGTGCCTCTACTTTTAGAACGCATCAAGCGGTTGGAGAAGTCCTCGCAGCAATTGAAATCATTAAATAATAAAATATGCGAGATAAATCTCAAAGTGTCTCAAGAGCGGCATGACTCGAATGTCCGCATCACCCAACTGGAGCAGGAGAACGACGCATTGAGAGCCGATCTGCTGCTGTGGGAGAACGGAGGGCCGTTGCCGTGAAACGCTACACCCACATCGTATTGCGACGAATGCCTCCTTTGAACGGATTCAGCATCAAGACTCCAGAAGGTAAGTTCCTGAGCGACATACGTCCACGGGGCATTGTGATGGAACTCAATCGTCTCAACGACCGGATCAAACAACTCGAAGCCAAAGTGGATGAACTCCACGACTTGGAGAAATGGTTGGAGGGAAGATGAACCCCGCATTCATCTACCGACATACGATGACCAGCGAGGTGCTGGTGGTGGATATGCAAGGAGCCAAGGATCTGGAAGCCGCCAGACCTTACTGGAAACTGCTGCACTCAATCAACGCGGTCGAGGTGCTGCATTTCATCATCAGACTGACACCACGGCAGAGAAACCGATACATCAAGTCACTTACTACCGAGAAACCATGAAACGCTGGAACAAGAAAGCATGGCCTTTACTGGCAGGAACCAAGAATGGAAACACCATCAGAGTCTGGTGCCCATATTGTCGGATTCACCATGTGCATGGATGGGACAAGGACTGTTCAGATTCCGATGCAACCCATCGAGTGGCACACTGCCTGCCTGGTGGACCATTCCGCGAGACAGGGTACTACATCACTGTGGAGCCAATACTATGACCATCGAAGAAATGAGAACCATTGACGGAGTGAAGACTTGGAAAGAGCTGGAGGAGGCCAAGGAGCGCATCGCGCACTTGGAGGCAGCCATCCGATCCACACTCGAAGCCAATCGGCATCTGGCCGACGGAGACAACTGCACCCTGATCGAACTCAAGAAAGTCCTACCAGACTACCCATGATCTACTCACAAGCAGGCCAATTGCCTCACCATCAGTACTGCTTCGTCGAAGCATCCTTCCTCGGATTATCCGGGGCAGCATTCATCCCCTGCGTCTGGTTCGGCCTAGTATCCATCCCAGGTCGGATGTGGGGCTGCACCATCATGCTTGAGTGCGGCGCGGTTTACCGGGCGGTGCCGCCTCACGCGCTAGCATTCGATCCACAGCCTGAACTCGACTGGCGCCCAGACCACGCCCAGCGATGGGACTGCTACGGAACCGACTTCACCACCATCGAGTACACCTTCCTCCGAGGACTCGAATGCCAGGTCAAATGCGCCGATCAAATCATCACCGGCGACTACCTCTTCACCGCCGCTCCCATCGGCGATAGCTGGAGCCGACAACCCA